ATCGTCTTCATTCTTCGATAGGCTTGCGGCCCCGCGTGTGCTTTGCGCGCCGTGGCGTGACGCTGCGGCGCTTCCGCTCCGCATAACGCTTCATCATGCTCATCGGCTCGATGACGCCCATCTTCCGGGCTTGGCCGACTGCTTTCCCGTATGTCTGTTTCATCAATGCACCGTTTCGCTTGTCGCGTCCTCGTAGCCCTCAAACGGGTCCATGAGTTGTTGCAGGAACCACTCGGCGGCTTCGGGCGTATCAAAGCCGTCCAGCATGATGCACAGACCAAACTTGCCGTCTTTGTGGGGCATACAGTACGCGCTGTAGGTCATCTAAACCGCCGTGTCTTGCGCATGATGGACTTGGGTTGCTTGCTGAACTGCTTGCCGCGCTTCTTGTCGCGCCGTTTGGCTGCAGTGGTTCGTGCGTACTCGGCAGGCGACAGTGACTTGATGGCGGCTTCGGGCAGGTAACGCTCGCCTGTTTCGCTGGATTTCTTGCCTGATTTGGTGCGCCACTTCTGTTCGCCCCAACGCTTCAGACTGCTTTGCGGCGCCCTCATCAGCTCGTGTATCCGCCGCCGCGTTCTTTGTACGTCTTCGCCAGGAGCTGCGCCTTGCGTGCGGACCACTTGCCAGCGGCCGTGCCATGCGTAGCGCGTCCCAGAATGGACTTGTACAGTCGCTTGCGCATACCCGGCTTGTCGTAGTTGCCGGCTTCGTTAACGCGCGACTTCTTAGCCATATTTGGACATCATGGACTTGCGCTTTTTTTTGAGGTCCGCGCCAGTGATTTTTTTGCGCGGCGGTGCCGCAGCGGCGAGTTTCTTCTGTTTCGCGCTGTATTTCGAGTAAGGCATCAGCGACGACCCTTTCGCATCATCAACTTTTCGCTTTCTCGTACCACCGAGTCAGGGTCTTTTGATTTCCGCAGCCTTTTCATAAACTCACTGGCTGCTGGGTGCGACATCAATTCGCTTTCACGCACGACCGAGTCGGGGTCTACCTTTTTGATATATCTTTTAAGAAGTGAAATTTCGTTCCGCTTCAGCTTTTCCGCCATGACTTAACCTTTCGCCTTGTTTCGTTTGCTGATTGCTGCCGCCTTGCTTTTGGCGTCAGCCTTACTTGATGCGCCCCACGCGCGGAGAGAGAGTAGGAGGCGCGTGGGGCGTCCCTTCGCGTCGCGTTCCGGGCCTCTCATATTGCCCATGCGGGCGAGAAAGCTGGCGCGGCGGGGATTGTCGCCTTTTTTCACCGGGCGCTTGAGGTTCATGCCCTCGCGCTTTGCGGAGCGGCGCCCTGCTTCGTTTAGGCCGCCCTTTGGGTTCTTGCCGGCGTTGCGTTGCCATGCGGGTGTACTCATTGCGCCAAGGGGCCACTTCCAGCGCCGCCACGCTTGCTGCGCGCCGCAGCGGCGGAGACAGCGTCCTTGACCGTTTTGAAGCGCGGGAACTTTTTACCTGTCCGCTTTTCATAGGCCGTCGCGGCTTGAATAGCGCGATCAGGAGTGAACTCCACGATTTTGCCGCCCGACATCCAAAGGCTTGGAATGTTTGCGAAGGTGCCGCCGATCCTCTCGGTGATCGTGATCTCGGTGCTGCGTGAGCCGTCAGCGTTCTGGCGGTACTCGCCTTTCGCCAACGGTCGCACTTCTTTTTGTTTCATCAAACTGGC